CCAAAAAAGTTCGCTGGAAATGGCGCGATCACCGTCTGGCTCGCCAGGTGGTAAACCGGCGCCGATGCCGCGTGTGTGGCCGCGGTCGTGCCGTCAATCCCGCGCGCCACGGTGTACTCGCTGCCGCCGTTCTCGACCGCCGTCACTCTAAGGATCTCGCCGTCGATTTGCAGCGTGCTCCCCGCCACGGCCGGACCGGCCGCCCCCAAGGTCAGCGTAAGGTCACCAACTGCCATGGCGCTTGCCAGCAGCGTCGTGGGCGTGCCCAGCAGTTCATTCCAGTAGTACAGAGTCAGCGTGCCCGAGGAAATTGAGCTGGTATTCGTCAGGTTGGTGAATGAAACGCCGCTCAATACCGCGGTGCCGCCGGCCGTTCCCGGACCCATACCAAAGAACGGATGCGGCGGCACCTGCGTATCGGCTCCGCCCGAGCCTCCAATTGTCCAGCGTGTTACTGTGCAGAGCTCCGGTGAGCATTCCACGTCGTTGACGTTGGCCGAGCGCCCGGTGATCTGCACCACTTCGCCCGACCGGTTAGGAATCGCAAACTGCACTGGGCTGCTCTTGGTTACCGCACCGAAATGCCACCCCGCCTCGGCCACCGTAAAGAAACTGGTTGCGTCCGGCTCGACGGTCCATGGCGGAGAAATCGTCAAACTGGTCGCGTCGTTTGCCGCTACCGTGCGCTCCTGCCCTGCGCCTGTGCCGCGGGTGATCCGCGCCGTCATCCCGCGGTAACCGTTCACCGCCATCTGCAGCTTTCCGTTTGCCACCGAAGCAGGCGTATGCGCGGTCACCGCAATTTCCGGCTGCAGTTCCGCCCGCCAGTAGAAATTGGCGTGATCGAAATTCGAATCGGGCGGCGCTATCAATTGATCGGCAAGACCCATATCGGCAAACTGCACGGCCAGCGGTTGGTTCGAGGCGATTCGGAACATCTGCGCCGGCGTCGTGCCCCGATACACCTCAAAAGCCGTGGTCCCCGATGCAAAGCTCAAGCCGGTCAGCGTCACGGAACTGCCGTCGTTCACCACCGCCGCGCGCACCAGGAAGGAAAGCGGGCTTTCATCGCCCGCGCTGTCCTCTCCGGAAACGGCGTAGTACAGCGTCTGCCCGCCGTTCAGCGTTCCGCCGCTGCCAACCGCCGGCGAAAGATTCAAGAGCGGCATCCCAGGGCCGGCGCCCACAGCGATGGTCGGCGGTACGAAACTGACCGTCACGCTCGTCTCTACCGTGCCATCGCTACTCGTGGTCGCCGTTTCCTCCAATCCAAACTGGATGTTGCCATTGGCGTCCACCACGCTGCCCACCAGGGGCCGCGGCACGCCCACTGCGGAGTTGCCGCCTTGGTTCGTTCCCGATCCCGAGGTTACCTGCCCGTTGGTGTCGTCGTACCAGGCATCGTCGTGGACCTGCGCCGTGATCGTCGTCGTCCGGTAGTTGGCTGACGGCGAAATCTTCAAAACCCGGAACGGCTGGCGGTTCAGTCCTTCCTTCTGGTACGTTACGGTGATCAGATCGCCCGGCCGGACTCCAAAGGCCTTTACGCTCGTCTGAAACTCGATGTAGGTATTTCCGTGAATCGATTTGTCGAGGTTGAATTTCAGCATCCGCGCCGCCTGATCGTATTGCGGCAGCCCCAGCGCCATCAGCGTCGCGGAAACCTCCTGCCCCACCAGCGCGATGTCCTCCGGATCTACCATCTCGTAACTGTCCTGCTGGTAACCGTTGAGCGCATCCTGAAACTCCACCGTCATGCGGTTCGGAGTGTCGGCGATACTGCGCGATGTCAGCGTCACGCTTGGTTCCCCGTTCGCCTTCCGTAGAATGCCGGAGAACCCGGTGCTGCCATCCCCGAATTCGTAGCTCGGCCACCCGCCATTGAGCGGCTCAGTGCTGTTTGACCCCACGGCTTTCGTCGGCATCTGCAGCACCGCCGTATTCTCCACGTTGAGCTGCAGCGCGCCGCCGGTTTCATAGGTCAGGTACAGCCGCGCGCAATTGCGGACGCCTCGCACCAGGTCGCCCGCGCTGCGCCGGTTCTGCAGCACCAGATTGCATTGAAAACGCGGCAGCGAGATTGTGTTCCCGTTCGGGTCGATGACGTTGATCGCTTCGTCGCAATACGCCGCCGTCTGCGCGAAGCTGACGATGTCGATTTCCGACGCCGCCCAGCCGCTCCGTCGCAGCACGTCCAGCAGGATCCACGCCGGGTTGCTTGAAAATTGATCGCTGGTGTAAGTCCCGTCAGCGCCGTAGACCGGCACCAACAAACCCTGTACCAGCACTTCCACACTGGGCAGCGAGTTCCCGTTATTGAGCTGATTCGGAACCACCACCGAAAGGTACGCCATGCTGCCGTACGGATCGCCGGCCGGATTCCCGCTGGCGTCCGTGAAGTTGGGGTCGAGGCAGCCGCCCCTCGTTCCCAGCGTCTCGATGTTGTACCAGCCCGAGCCCGTCATATTCTGTCCGTGGACGCCTAGCGGAATCTCCACGCCGCTCACCAGCACGGTCAGCACGCCTTGCATCTGCCCGATCCCCAACAGCACCTCCATGCGGGTCAGGTTTCCGTCGTTGCGCGCAAACACCACGTCCGGCGCATACCAGGCCGTGCCGTATACCATCGGCACATAGTCGTTGTAACGCGCCTGGTTGACCGACAAATTGGATGTCGTCCAGTCCTTGCCATATCCGCGAACCTCGATAACCGGAGGCACAAACTCTAGGCCGCCGAATCTCGTGAACATTCCCCGCGCCTGGCAATCGGAGCGCGTATACCCGCACGTCGTGTACGGCTCGCCGCCGTTCATGCTTCCGCTGCCTCCGGCGACGTCTGGCGAGTAGCCGCAGCGGTAATACATCGAGTACTTGCCGTTGGCTCCACCGCTCACGGCTTCCGCTCGTTGATCCGCCGTCGCCGGAAAGTCCCACGGGCAGCGGCGCTGGATGCGCACTTCCGGCAGCATGAGCCGTTGCAGGTTCATTCGATTGTTGGCTGTCAGCCGGAATGTGGCTTCCTGGATCTGGTCCGGCGGGTTGCAGATCCCCTGGAACACCACCTGCGCGTCCGTCAGCGGAACCTTGTTGCGCAGGTCGTAGAACAGGAAGCTCACCGTCAGTGCCGCGCCCTTCCAGCCGCACGAGCGCTCCAGCTCCGAAAAGTGCGAGTCGGCGTTGGCCAGCACAATCGAAATACGCGGGCTGCCGTCAACCCCTTGGTCGGAGGCCGTCTGGATGTCGAATGCGCTGTGCTGCAACACGCGCGCCGCATATGCCGTCTGCCCCACGGTCACTGCATGGGTGCTCCAGCTTTCGAGCTGTCCGTTGGACAGGGTGCAGTCGAACACCATCAGCGGCGTATCCACTACCGCCTGTTCTTTGAGATCAGAGATGGCTTGCATAAATGATATTCACCGTGGCGGAATGATTATTCACGTCCTCCGTCGTAAACGTGAGCGCATCGTCGCGCAAGCGCGCGCCTGCATAGACGCCCGCCGCCGTGCTTGCTTTGTACTTGGAAGGAGCGGCCTGCGCCTCCGCCTGCAGTCCATACACATTGATGGCCGCCCCGGCCGGGAGTTCCAACCCGAGCACGATTGACTGCGCTGACGCGTCTCCGCTTCCGGCGAATGCGATGCGATTCCAACCCGTCTGGACCGGTTTTGTGGAACGGTTCGCTCCGATCAACATCGTCACGGTTGTTGCCGCGGCCGCTTGGACCCACGCGCTCAGGCAGAACAGGTATCCTCCCGGCGCCGCCAGCGTCTGCGTGATGCTTTGCGCACCGGTGCCGGAGTTCGTTAATTGCCAGGCGTTGGTCCCGCCCGCTGGGTCGGCCGCGCCTCCGGTCTTGGCGAGGAAAGAGCCGAGGCTCCACGCGACGTTCTCCAGGTGGTTGCTCCACGCGAAGAGATTGCTGGCCGGATCGAGGAAAGTGAACCCGTTGAGCGTTCCTTCCGCCGCCGCGAAGAACTGCTGGAGCGCTGCCAGTTCGCCGTCGCTCAGTCCGGCGTACTGCAACTGCCACTCGGTCAGTTCTCCATTTGGGTCGGCCAGCTTGATGACGCTTCCATCGGCCGCCGTGTTCACCACGGTCCGCTGCCGCCATCGCTTCTCAATCGGGAACTGGCTCAGCGCCCCGGTTGTCAATTGTGGGTATACAAGCATGGATCTATCCCCGGTTCTCCACCACCGTCAGTGATGTCGTGCCGCACATTTCTGCCTGCCAGGTCGCATCCGATTCGTCGCTCGCCAGACTGCAATCGGGGTATACCGTCCCATCCCACGGATCGGTAAACGCGAAGCTGCCGAACTGGCCCTGGTCATCGGCAAAGAACTGCTCGATCGCCGCCATTTCGCTTTCGTCCAAATCGTTGAGCTTGATGATCCAGCGATGCAGCGGCCCGGCCGAATCGCGATACCGCTGTTCCGTACCGTCCAGGAATCGCAGCGCCTGGTTCTGATACCGCGCCGTCTTCGACGCCGGGTACTGCGCCACGGCGTTCGTCTTGAGCGTGGGAAAGGTCGCCATATCAGAGTTCGCTCACTAGGTCGTTAATCGAACTCATATTCAACATGGCGTTGCGGACCGCTTGCGCAATGTCGCTGCTGTGATCCAGGAACGATTGCGAATCCATCGCCTGCACGTTCACGGTGATCTGCGACGGCGCCGACGCCGGCGACGAGGCTGGCGACGGCGGCGACAATGCCGGCGATGCCAGCGACGAGGCTGGCGATGACGACGAAGCCGGCGACGCATTGTACGTCCTCGGCGTGCCCATTTGGTCGTAATCCATGTCGCTCGTTCCGCTGCCCGTGTCCGCGCCCTCGAAGTCGATCTTGTCCGGCATGGCGTATTTGGTCAGCGGGGTCGGCGTGCTGTCGCCGCCGCTGAAGAGCCCGATCAGCCCCGTCACCAGCGGGATCATCCCGAGTCCGCTCTCCAACACCGTGGTGGCGATGGATAACGCTTCGCTGGCTCCGCTCTTCGACGCGTTCGGACTGGTTGCTGCGGAGTCTTGGGATGGGACTCCGCCCATTTGCGGCGTTACGCTCTGCAGCGATTCCGCCAACTCGTCGCTGGCGCTGGTAATCGGTTCCAGGGCTTCCGCCTGGCTGCCGGCTGTATTTGGAATGGCTATGGATAACGCCTCGCTCGCTCCGCTCTGCGACTGGTTCGGACTGGCTTCCGCGGAGTCTTGGGAGGGCCCTCCGCTCATTTGCTCCGTTACGCTCTGCAGCGATTCCGCCAGCTCGTCGCTGGCGCTGGTGATCGGTTCCAGGGCTTCCGCCTGGCTGCCGGCTGCATTCGAAAAAACATCATAGAGTGTGTCTTGTGTTGTGCTGGCCATCTTTCATCTCCGCCGCAAGCGCCTTTTCTAAAATGACGAATGCCTCCACCTGCCGCGCGCTCAGCCCTTCCCAGCCGAGTGCTCGCAGGCGCCGCCGCACCAGGAACTCTTCCACCAGGCTCTGGCTCTCCGCCGTGATCGTCGACTTCGGACACGTCTCCAGCACAAGGTGCTTGCGCGCCCAAACCGGCGCCGCTTGCTTGCGTTCGGCACCGGGAAGCCATTCACAGCCCCGCTTTTTTTCCAGGCCGGATTTCCGGCAAATGTCGCACT